CTATAAGATGCCTCCGTCTACCAGAAGCATTGTAGGTGCCTTAGCGTCCAAGTCTTCTTTAACCTCCTCGTAGGTGAGATTATCTCCGTCTTCCGTTTTTGCAGAAGCAATACGATACAGTGCTTCTTCACGGCTTAACTCATTAAACTTTTCGGGATCATCATTATCCCCATACATTTCACGGTATAAATCAAGGGCTTCCTTAGTGTTGTTAGCAACGATCAAACTATGGAAAGGTTCTTCTGTTTCGTAGTATTTCATTTTTCTTCCTCCAGTTTCACGATTTCTCCATGTTCCACATTGCTAAATACATCCTGGCTTTCCTTCCGCAGCGCTGCTTGGTGTATGTCTTCATGGTGATGTACTCCTACTCAAATTCGATTGCTGGTGTGTTCAGGTGCTCAATCAAGCCAAGGCGTTCCAACCGCTCATGGTTGAGACGCTCGCAGTATAAATCTGCTTCGTACTGAGAGCTGAATTCCTTGATTTTGGTTTCGCCATTGCGGCCCACAATCTTGAATTTCATTTTTTTATCAATCCTCTCCAGTTGGCTCATTTCTTCAAAATGTTTACTCATTTTTCTTCCTCCAATTTAAAGATTTCTCCGGTTTCCTCAACGCGCCAGACACCTAGCACCCATGCACGGGCGAAAGTGTCAACGCTATCTTTGACGTCACTGAACCAGAACCAATCTTGCACGCTTTCCCATTGAGTGCCATCCAATAAAAATGACGTACCCTCATCAAGCGCCTGAACCAAATCTCCACGATCATGCTTACGCATTATCAGGTATTTCCCAATTAATTCTGGAATCACCGGCAGATCATCTGGCAAGGCGTCGTCATATTCAGCCATGAATAAATTTGCATCTTGGTGTCCGACATTGCCACCGCTTGCCTGTGCATCAGCCAGCGCGTCAACAGCATCTAAGAACACGTCCCGCTTCGTCTCATTGCTCATCGTCTTTCTCCTTTTTAATCTTAACGAACCCAGCAGTTTTCAGAATCTGAGCACGATCGGCGTCAGTGATTGTAGCGGCTTCTCCGTGATTCAGGCCAACTTTCCATGAGGTATCGCTTTGGTTTGCCTTGAATATGCTCTCAACGAGATCAGGGTTTATCCAACTACCGTCTTCAAGCTCAACGAATGCCATCGTCAGTAACCTCTTCTTTTACAAAGTATTCTCCGTCAAGCCCGAATGCACTTAGCTGCTCCTTTGTGAACACAGTTGAAGGATCATCTTTTTTTACAGTGAAACGCATACCTTCTGTGAAGCTAAATAATAGGTATAGCGGGGCATCAATGTCATACCACCAGCTCCTAGGGGCTAGAACCCTATACTTATTCTTCTTCACGGTGTATCCGTTCCTGACCGCTTTCATTATTCGCTTTAAGTCTTCCTTTTTTCTTGAAACAAAAAGATACCTAAAGGCTTCTGACGCCTGCGCATACGTGTCTGCACTAATCAACGAATCAATCGCTTTCCCCACGTTCTCACTTACGGTTTCTTTTTCAGGTTCCTCAACGAAAGTGACAACGTGGCCGCCACGATCACGAGCCACACATTCGGCGACTTCCTCGCCAGCTATAGTCGCTAGATTCATGGTGTTTAGTTCCCAGAAGCCGTCTTGGTCTTCAAAATCCCAGTATTTGCCTTCATCGTTCTTTACCGCATACATTTTTTCTTTGCTCATTTTTCGTCCTCTTTCCCGTAAATGAAATGCAGAATGTGTAGTGCGTATGCAATGGCTTCCGGCCCGTTTCCTATCACAGTAGCTCGGTAGAAAGCTTTTGCTCGTTCATAGGATATTGGCTCATTGGTCTTACTGATGGGAACGAGCTTGTAGTCTCGCCCATTAAGCATGACGCCTACGACCTTTCCAGTGTCTTTGCTGATGTAGATGTCATCAAATGTGTTGTCTCCTGTTTTCATTTGTGTGCCTCTCATTTCGCACTGACTGACTTCACAGCCTGATCTGAATAGTCCTTGATGCTCTGTGCGTCTTTGATTGCCTGCGATAAGTCATTGTTTGCCTGTTTGGCGGCTTCTAACTGTGATGTAAGGTCATTGATGGTCTTCTGCTTAGCATCGACCTCAGCCTGTTTCTGGGCGACTGCTTGCTGGCCTTCAACGATCTTTTGCTGAATCTGGGCGTCCTTGCTTGCCATATCGTTGTCGTATTGCCGTTTGAGTGCCGCATACTGTGCCTGCGCGTCAGACAACTGATGTTGCAAATCGGACAAGCTAGATTGTGAAGCGTTGATCTTAGCCGTCAGCTTGTCGATATTGTTTTTGGTCTCCACGATGTTCTGGTGACCTTGCCAAACATTGTCGGCAATGGCGGTTGCACCGGCCCCAAACATAAGCCCTGCTAAAACAGTTACTGTAAATGTCAATTTTTTATTCATAATTTTTTCTCCTTAGTTTTTAAAGCTGTTCTTCCGTGAATAGCCCTGTGTGATAGTCATATCTAGCAATCGTGACCGGTATCTTGTACCTAATCATGAACAGCAACATTCGCAGTCTGGCATCGGTGGTCAAAGTCGCGTCTCCGCCTTTAACATCAACAACCTTTGTCAATTCGTCACCGTCATAAAAGCAGTAGTCGGGTGTGTATACGCGTGCTGAATAACGTTTTCCATTGATCTTGAATGCCGACAAAATCTCAAACGATTCTTGAATCGTTACCTTCTGTGGCTTGTTGCGTATCAGCATGTAGTAGGCGCCCTCTGCTTTGCTTGCAAATCGAATGCCATCAATTACGACTGGCTGCGCATTGTACTTGCCTCTGCGTCTCTTGCGGATAACCATGGCTAACGACTCGCAATCTCTTCATGGCCGTTGTTACGGCTTGGCAACTTGATCTCAAACTCGCTTGCAACTCGCTTCACGAACGTTGTTGACTTCCCGATCCGTTTTGCAACGTCAATCAGTGTGTCGCATTGTGAGGCCGCTTCTGCAATTCCGCGCGCGTATTTGGCACGGGCTTCTTTTCGCTTTTTTGAAATCTTTTTAAGGCCGTTGTTGACTGATGTCTTCAAAGTGTCACTGTCATCAATACCGGCTACAGCACGTTTCTCGACAATCTCTTTCTTTGATACAATGATCCGGTTGTTGAACTCTTGCTTCTCGATTTTTGAGAATGCTTCGCTTTCAGAAATGTATAGCATTACGGCCTTCTCATAGCGCGTAATCAATTCAGCCTTGAAATCGCGCCACACTTTGTCGCCCTGCTTGTATAAACGCACTGTTACTTGTGTCATGCTTTTCCCTCCTGCTTAAAATGGCAAATCATCATCTTGGATGTCTATCGGCTGGCCATTATTAGCAAACGGATCCGTGGTATTCGCTCGTGAAGCATTTGGAGTCGTTTGACTCGCGTTTGTGGTCGCTGTCGCTGATGTATTGGCTGTTTGCGGTGATTTAGGACTGTTCTGAGACGCCTGTCGTGACTCAAGCAAAGCAAAATTATCAACGATTACCTCGGTCACGAATACTTTCTGCCCTTGCGCGTTATCGTACGTACGCGTTTGAATACGGCCTTCCACACCAACCAATGATCCTTTTTTGGTGAAGTTTGCAAAGTTCTCAGCCGACTTGCGCCAGATCTGGCAATTTACGAAATCAGTTTCTCGTTCTCCGTTTTTGCTCTTGAATTTGCGATCAACTGCCAGTGTGAGTGATCCTACCGCCGTGCCGCTTTGTGTGTAGCGCAAATCAACATCTCTTGTCAGTCTGCCTGTTAGTGAGACACTGTTTAGCAATATGCTTCCCTCCTAATTCTTTTCGCCGAGTTTATTGAGCTGTTCAAGTTGTTCAGCCAGCTTGGCACGCTGTTCGGACGTCACTTCATGCTTTGGTTCCTGATATCCAGGCTTTAACCAATCAGGTTCTTTATCAACGCGCTCTGGCTTTCCGTAACGATGTGGGCCCGTGTAGTTAGCCCTAGCCGTTTCTTCGTGTTTTTTTGATTCTGCTTCAGCTTGCTCAACAGTCTTAATTTTTCGCTCTGTATAGCCGTCAAAGACTTTCGCTAAATATCGATCAGCGCCTTTTGCTTTGACATCTTTACGGGCTGCATACTTAATTACCCAGCAAACCAAATCATCGCCAAAATTACCGATCCACTCTTCCAGATCTTGAGTAGCAATGGCATTGGGAAATCCCCAAACGTTTTGCCAGAGCAAACGCGCATTCTCGTGTACACGAACGTCCGCCTGACTGTCTGTTTTATTTTTATTTACTTTACTTTCCTTTACTTTACTTTGTGTATTAATGTCAGCATTAACCCCGTTTGAACTGGAGTTATTGTCTGCATTAATCCAATACAATGTTGGTTTTTGCGATTTTCGTCTTTTGGTGGCATCAGTGAACGTTTCTTGGATGCGCTGACTGGTCAAAACGTTGTCCGACAGGAACAGGTCTTTATTGAAAGTCCCATACTCAGTCAGACGTTTGACCACTAGCCCCACCAACTCACCAGTCGCACCACTGACACGATTGACAAGCTGGTTTTTAGCTAGCTCGGTCCACTCGAGGTAATAGCCTTTGCGGTAGATCGCCGCGAGCAGATAAATGAAAATCAAAACACCCTTTGGTCCAAATTCACCGGTAATTGCCTCTGTCTTTTCGTTCGTTGCAAAATCAACATCGAATGGAAAGTAATCAAGTCCTTCTTTTACTGGTCTTGCCAAGCGATCATCTCCTATTCAATAAGATCGTAAAGACTAATGATCTGTTGGAGATGCTTGGTAGCACGACAGTATTCGCAGTGCTCACATCGATGGGGTTTTTCCTGTCCGTTTTTAACTGCTTCAATCCGTGGCTGAAGTTCCTTCACCTTTTCCAACCAATAATCGAGCAAGTCTTGCGGAATTGAGACAGCAGCCTTATCAGGTGGATCTTGCTTCGAAACTGCGATAATCACCGGCACCGCCTGCACCCCGTACTGCTGTCGGACTAGCTCTTGGTAAACGGCCATCTGGAGCGAATAGTTATAAGCTTCAATAAATGAGCCGTAACGCCGTTCATCAGGCAAATAGAAGCGCTTGTTGATGTCCATGGTCGTCTTTAGATCGGCAAAGTATTTGTGATTTGTTGGAAGACAATCAAGTTTGCCTTTCCACATCACACCACCAATCTCACCACGTACAATGACTTCCTTCTTTCCCTGATAGAACTCTTTGAACATCGGGTCCGTTCGGAGCGTTTTAATCATGGCATCAGCCATTTGGTATTCCTTCTTAAGCTGGCCTTTTGTGGCACCACGTGTTGAGATGATCTCTGGATGCTGTGCTTTGAATTTTCTGTGAGCATAACGGCTTTGAAAGTAGCTATGAAGATAGTTACCGACAAGTAAGGCCGTTGGGTCTCGCTTAGGTTTCCATTCGCCTTTCATTTCAGCCAGTGCTTCAGCCTCGCAAGCCATGAACTTTTTGAACCACGTCGGTGACTCGTACTGCCAATCCATGCGATTGCTGTAGTAGTTCCTACTTGTTAGCTTGGCCTTGGAAGAGATTTGCGACTTCTTTGTCTGTGACTGGTTGATGTTCAGATCGTTCTGCTTGTTCTGGCTCTCTTGGTTCGTCCTGATCGGCATCTGCAACATGCTTTTTATCCTCCTTCGGTTTGCTATCAATCAAATCATCAAAGTTAGGTGTTACATCTCTCGGCTCCGAGTTATCGTATTCATCAGCGGTGGTGTCGTTTACGGCTCCAAGCAACAGATCATTGTCTGAGCTGGAGTTGATGAAAAACTTGGCAGCACGATTAAGCACCGTGCGTTTAGCCATTTCTTCAGGGAATTCTTGTTGTACCTTCTTGGTCTTCGCATGGCTCCAGCTTTGATCAATCTGTTTTTTTGTCATGATGGTGAAATTCTCGGTGCCGTTGTTGTCAACAATCACCGCAAAAGCACCGGCAATTGGATTATCTTGGTTTTCAATGCGTGGCTCGAAGACTTTCACAACCGTGCGTCCCCTATCAGAACCAATTTGAAAGTTGTCGCCTTCTCGAACAACTTCAGCCCAAACGTCTTTGACGTTGTCAAGCCTTTTCAAGATTGCTAAGCTTCCGAAATATGAGCGCATCAGTGTTAAATCTTTGCCATAAGGAATGAAATAGACCTGGTTCTTCGCAGGGCTTAAACCCTGAATAACCATATTGAGCAACGCCTTTGCCTGTGATTGTGGGCTTGTTTTGTCTAAAAGCGACGGGCCCTTGCTATTATCAGATAGTGTTAGCCAAGCCGAGTTCAGGGCATTACTGGGACTATAATTGGCCGGAAGCTTCAAGCCCTCATTCTTCTGCATTTGAGTGATACGGTTGTTCACGCTTGCTACAATTTCATTAGCCATGTTCAAATTCCTCCTAATAGTCGGCGGCAATCGCTACACCGCTGAGTTCGTGCAAAATATACTTTCGAATTTCGGCAGGATCATCTTTGATCGTGTCGCCTTCTGGGCCAACGTTTGCAATGATTTCATCGCCTGAGTAAATCGGATCACCCTTCCAATCAGTGCGGACTTTTTTTATATCCATTTCACTTCGCCGCCTTCCGTGATAAACTAGGAGTGAAAATAATTTTGCTTAGATTTTTGCTTCCCGTAGTTGGCGCTACGGGATTTTTTTGTGCGCATTTGTTGAGCATCCGTTGACTAAGTTCGAACATCCAAAGCCAACCGCTATCTCCGTGGCTCTTGTAAATCACGTTCTCGGCTTGATCATGAATGTCTTGCCAATATGCCTTCGTATCACGCATAGTTCTTCCTCCTAACGTGTCCATTGTTTCCAGCCTCCTACTGCTGTGGCGCCGATCATGATGCCAGCCAGAGCTACAAGCAGATACTTCCAAAAGGCTGATGTTGGGTCGAACAGCACTGACATGATCGCTTCTAACATTTGTTAGTCCTCCTATTGTCGTGCAAACCAACGCTCCATCTTCTCAGGCTCAACTCGCTGTGTTTTACCTGGCCCAACGAATGGAGCACCACGCTTCTTCCAACGGCTCACTGTCGCGGCAGAAACCTGATAGTGTGCCATGACATCTTTTGGCGTCCAATAAACTTTGGGCTTAAAGGGCTTGCGTGTCCTTTGCGGCTTACTAGGATCGATCAGTGTGAATCCTTGTTCCATGCCTGCTCATCCTTCCTCATATAATGAAGTTTCTGGTAATGCGGGAGCCTTTCGCTGAAAAGATCCATGATTGAGATGCCTAGCATTTCGCAAATAGCATTTAATTCGGTTAGATCTGCGACTGTGCTATCAAGTTTCTCGAATGCGTATGCTTTCAAGTTTTTAGCGTCATCGCGTGTAAAGCTGGGATCGTTAGCAAGACCCTCAATGTCGTGCTTGATGAAAGCAGCCTTCTCTTCGTCTTCTTCTCGTTTATCGGTGAATAAAAGCCCCCTTAGATCGTGGTATATTCCGTCACCGCTAAACAGCTTAGGGATTCCTAGAAACAAGTTAGCCATTTCATAGCTTAGTTCGCTGTCATTCATCGAATTGGCAATGTCAGTAGCCTCATTTGCTCTAATGGGGGTTCCATGAAAATAGTTGTTGATCGTTGAGCGCCCTAATTTTGCTGCATAAGCGATCACCTTCTGTGGCGTGTTGGTTCTAGTAGCGAACCTATTCAAAGGGCTACTAATTGTTGCTTTCATACGTTCCACTTCCTTTAAAAGATGAAATATTGGTGGATATTGATTCATGCTATAGAGGGCTATGATTAACCCATAGCAAGTTGATCAGAGACGTTCCGTTGAACCTCCTTATGATCTAGTTCAATGATTTGCATCAAGGTATTGTCATCGAATGCTGCCCAATAAGATGCAGTGTGTTCTGGATGATCTGTGGTCAGATCCTTAATCATGTCCTTACGATCCATGTGGCTCACCTCCTTAACTTGAAAACTGAATATTGTGTGATTGCCTCCCGCCGAGTGCGATAATTGCATCGAAGGGAGGTGATTAAAATGCCAAAACGAGTCAGCGTTACAAGCGAAAACAAGTCAGGGCGTAATGAGAAGTTTCATGACAACTTCACCGGAAAGAACATGAATCGTTCTCAGTTTGTACAAGCCATACAGAATGGCGAGTATAAAAACTACACCGTTAGAAACCTGCATGGCTTAAAAACTCCAGCATCTAAGCCAGACAGCACTACTAACAATAACCTTGATTAATCATCGCTTGTAAAACGTGCATCTTTCTCGTTATCAACAAAGTGTACGAAGAATCCTTTGGCGGTAATGCAGTCTGATGCACTTATCGAAGCAATTAACTCGTTATTTCTGGTCACATTGATCATTGCGCATGGATGTCCTTTAATGATCAGCTTTGACGGGTTTTTGGAGGTCTCTGCTGGTTCCGACCAATCGGTGGAGACCTTTTTAATCCCATCAGCGTCAATTTCAATCCGCTGGTATGGATTTCCTTGTTCCTGCAATATTTCTGCAATGCGCAATGCGTGTTGCTTAAGCTCTTCGTTCATTTGACTGCCTCCTCTCGCTGGGCGGGAATGTGAATATCACCTGATGTGATAGTCTAGCTAAAAAAAAGCTCACCAACAGATTTACCGTAATGTTCCGCAACTTTACGCTTAGTTTTGTCGGAGCCATTCCGATCACCAGTCTCCATCATTGCAAGCATAGATTGTGCGATACCAATAGCATTTGCCGCCTGTGCCTGTGACTCTCTCTTAGCTTTTCGTGCCTCTAAAAGCTTGTTCATTGTTTTACCTCCTTATCACTTGATGTGATAACTATATCATCGCTTCACGTGATAGTCAACAATAAAAATCACTTTTTGGAATACTTTCTAAAAATCACTTCGAGTGATTGTATAATCGCATTAGGAGGACTGCTCATGAATATTGGCGAAAGAATTGCAATGTTACGAAAAGAGCGAGGCTGGAACCAACAACAACTCGCAGACAAAATTAATGTGAGTCAGTCCACTCTTGCTATGTGGGAAACTGACAAACGGCGTCCGAACACAGATGCTTTGAACGACCTAGCGGACATATTTAATGTTTCTTTGGACTTTCTTATGTATCGTACAAATAAACGCAGATATTATGAGCTAACCGATAAGGACACCGAGGATATCGCTAAACAGGCTCAGCAGATTATTGACGGTATGAATTCAGATGCTAGTGTCAATTTTTACGGTGAACCGATGACAGATGAACAAAAGCAATCTATGAGGGACATTATAGAAATGGGGCTTCGTATCAATAAAGAAAAAGCGAAAAATAAATTCACACCTAAGAAGTATCGAGATACGGGCGGTGATTAAATGTCGTATGCCAGTGACGTTGCTGATCAAACTTTTAAATGTACGGCTGATGTCGCAATAGATTCGACTGATCCATTTTCCATATGCAAAACATATGACTATGGGGTCAAACGGGTCACTATGCCCAATTCAACCATGGGGCTATCAGTCAGGACTAATCGCTGTGCAACGATATTCTTGAGCGACAATCTTACTAATTCTCAGGAACTGCTTGTTCTTCTCCACGAAGTTGGCCATTGCCGCATGCATAAAAACGATAGCACGCCATTTATGCGTTCTATGATGTTTGGCGGTTGGATACCAAGAATTGAACGAGAGGCAAATGAATTTGCTGTTAGATACATGGTGGATATTCTGAAGGCTCAAGACGTTGAAATTACAACGACTTATGGGATACTTCAATATTTTGATCTTCCAGAATCATTCAACCGTTTTGTACTTGTTTAGCCGAGGCGCTCACTAATAGGCGCAAAGCATAATGGAGGGAAAGCAATGGGGTTTTTTGACAAGCTTAAAGAAGCCGGAAACAAATTGAATAAAGCATCTTCACTCACACCAGAAGAAAAGGAGGAACGCAAACAAGCCAAAATAGCCCTAAAAGCAGAAGTCATTTTGGAGGAACCCATCAAGTTTGTGAGCGGCCACGAACTTGTTGGCGCTTCTGGATTCGGCAGCAGAATTTACCAATTAAAAGATAATACCGTTATTTTCGGGCTTAACAATCCGGACCACTTTTGGATAACAGGCATAGAATTTGCAGGACCAAGGTATCATGAGATTCAAACTACCAAAAGCAAATCAGATACCAAGGGCAAATCCAAAGCCAAAAAGCATCGACATGGATTGGGTGGAGCTGTAATAGGGACAATTCTTGCCCCAGGTGTCGGCACTGTTGCTGGGGCTATCGTTGGCAGCCATTCTGGAAAAGACAAAACAAAGGGAAGCAGCTCCACTATTGGCGAAGCGTCAACAATCACTTCTCAGATTGAGGACGACTCGTCTACTATTGTCAAGCTTACAAATGCTGCCACTGATGAAAACGTTCAAATTATTCTTTTAACAAAAACTAGAGATTACCAGAGGCTAATGTCTTTCCATGTAAATATGGAAGTTATCAACAAGGACGATAGCGATGACCATAGTGAACCGTCATCTCGTACGTCTGCGAATCCAAAAACCGATACATTGTCCTCGAGCCCTGTTGAGGAAATTCGAAAATATAAGCAGTTATTGGATGATGGTATTATCACTGCTGAGGAATTTTCCACAAAAAAGAAGCAGCTATTAGGGTTATAACCTGTAAAATCACTTTCTGTGACTCAAAATCAGTCTAAATACTGACGACTATAAAAGCTGTGAGTTAGGGGGACGTGTCATGGGACTGTTTGACCGCTTTAAGAAACTGGTTGTCGGTAATTCGAGCGAAACGCTTCCTACACAGCCGGCTGTAAACATAAAGAAACACAGCCAACCAATGCAACAGCACGGAATTACGACTCAAGTAATTCATAACATCCCGACCGAAGTTGCTGAATTAATGTGGTTTTTCGATGGACCGATGAAAAACCTTGACGCTGAAACAGAAGAGCCATCCGGAATTTCTTTTCGATTACCTGTCAAAAAGGCTAGTGCGCCAACGAGAATGGGTTACTGGCCGTCATACCATAAGATGTCACCCACTGAGCGATATAGCTATCTAAACTGGCTAACAAACGTTGATCAGCCTATTGATATCGGTTATGTCTTTGTTTTCTTTTATGGTCTTGAGCGCATGATTGCAACACCGAAACATGATGCTGCAGTGAAGATGATTCATCGGCTAAAGGAGCACCACAACGAAAGCGGGTCATTCTCATCCTATTCAGATGAAGCACTTGCGTACGCCGCGTTACTTTATCACGATCCTACCCCACTACAATATATCCGCGGAACTAACACATCGATGTTGATACTATCGAAGGCAACCTTCGATCATCGGTTAACTGCTGATGAAATCATGTCAAGTTCACGCGGGTTCGGATGGGACAACACTAGATACATTAAAAATGAACATGAACTTTTTGAGCATAATCTTCTTGTTTGTCTACAAAATTTGTACAAACAGGACTACTATCCGATTCCAAATCAACTAGATCAAGTCCCACGTACTCAGTTGCATCTTGCCAATCTATCGATTGCAACTGATGAACGAGTTATCGATTTAGGCATAATTGATGGCTATCATTGGACAACCACTATGCGTATCCCCAAACGAATAGATATCCCCGACTTTTCTCAATCGAAGATTATTTCTAGAGATATTCAGCAATTGCTCAAAATAGCGCACGAAAAAACCAAAGAAGATCTAGCTAAGATGAGAAAGAACGGTGAACGCCCAAAGGCTGCCGCTAAGAAACCTTCTCGCAAAAAACGGATAAATCCTGATACAGGCTATCCCCTTTCGACTGAAAAAACAATTGCGTGTGCTCGTGAACTATATAAATCTACAATTGCCGTTCACCCACAGCAGCTCACTGGTAATCCAGACTATGATGAGGAAATGAGAATAGTCGAGCACGTCTTGCCACACTACCGCCTTGGTGATCTACAGTACAAGCTTGGTGAGTGGAAGGAAGCAGAAACAGAATGGATTTCAATTCTTGACTTAATGGGTGCTCTTGCCGCGGAAAAGCTGGCTATTATGTACCACAAACAACATCGGTACAAGGATGAAATGGAAATACTATCTGCTGGCATGAAAGTTTCTCAGCGTAGTAAGGTCTATCCAATACCCGACAAGTTTGCCGATCGTTTGATTGCGGCTAGTGAATTCTACGTGAAACATTCTACTGAGGATGAATCAGAGACTTTTCATTCGGCCAGCGGACACAAAAATAGCCCCGGTGGCGAGGCATGAGGAAGAATTACTAGACTATGGAGGTTATATGATGAAAGTAAAATTTCCTTGTTTTGATTGTCGAAAAGAACATAAAAATGGTGAACTGATTGGTGAAATAGATGGGCGTAATGATTTTGTTCTTTGCAAATGTGAGAATGGACATTCAGCTAAGGTTTTCCCCCAAACACCATTATATGTTTACCTACTTGAACACGCTCTTGATGCGTATGCGGACGAATTTTGCTATGAATCGTATGTAAGCGCATATTCCTCTTTAGAAAATCTATTCCGTATCACTGCAAAGGCGGCCCTGTGGGGAACAAATCAAAAGACAGGCCTTTCGCTTGTTAAAGACGCTGAAAAGATTGCAACCTACTATCAATCAGAGAGATGTCTAGGATTGTTTTTGCAAATCTCGATTCAATACTTCGGGGAAGAAATTGTTCCATTTTTGCAAGATTTTAATTCCGAAGTTCAAATTAGAAATAAAATTATGCACGGAGGCCTACTACCTTCACAAACAGATGCTAAAAGAGTGATTATTCTCTTAAATCACCTTCGAAGTTTTGTTGAAGCAAAAATGACTTATACTCCGTTTTCAAGAAGTCCGTTGGGACGTGATCCTGAATTTGGCTTAATTCAGGATTTTTCAGCATTATCCAAAATTAGTAAGCAGCAGTTATCACCGGAATTCAAAAAGTTTGTTAAAGAGAAGGGCTCAGATCCCTATTCTTCCCCTCTCTCCAACGATATCTACAAGTTTCCTTACAACGATTCATCATTGCATTTATGGATTAGCTCTTCATTGTTTTCTAGTACCGATGATCGATATAAAGCCTTTGAAGACCAAAACAATATGACGTTCGAAGAGCTTCTGAAAAAAAGAAAAAACTCATTAATCAATAATAGCACTGTCCCCGACAAATGATACAGCATTCTTATCCTTGTCATAGTATACGTTATTTCCAACTTCAACTGGCCTATCTTCCAAATTGCCTATTACATGAACAGTTGCGTTAGAAGGCAGTTTTTGTAATTCTCTAATCAAATCAGCTAGACTATAGATAGCATCGTCCAGCGTGATTGTATAACCACTCTCATATATATCTTCAGCGGAAATTTTAACAGCTTCTTTTTCAAATCTCTTTTTCATAGCAGTTTCCCCCTATACTGGTTAATTTGCAAAACTGTTCACCTAATTATAGCAAAGATGAATTGTATTCACCATCAACGGCTAATAGCCCCGCCACCCGCATCAAATTAATAGTTAAGACAGGAGTCTTACTTATGGCAAATTCAACGATCAGGCAGGCCGATATACTGTTAAGAGAGTGTACCGTTATGCAGGTGGCTACGCTTGATACCGATACCGGTTTCCCTAATATAGTTTCGCTAACACCACTTAAATCACACCGATCGCTTAAAGAGATCCTTTTTTACACTGATCGAGACACTACTACCATTCACAATGTTCTAGAGAAGCCTGTGCTCGCTGTTTACTGTTTCAATGAGCTACACCACTCATCGTTGCTATTGCGTGCAAAGGCTGTTGTATTGACCGCTGAGGAGGCCTTACCAAGCTTTACGGAGAACCTCAACACTTTTCAAAAATCGTTACAGTATGACCGACCCGTTATCATTCGTTGCACCCCACTAACCGTCAAGATCAGATACAACAATGACATCGAGTTCAGTAAGCTAAACGAAATCTAAGCTCAGTTCTTGGAGATGCACTTATGAATGGTCCAGATACATTAAGCGAGGCACACTTCATTGGCCTCATCATTGTTCTTATAGGCGTCTACTTCGCCCTATTCGGGAACAGGCCCCGTTGGTTACATTGGCTCATTGACCCTGACACGCCCGGTAACAATCTCTTGTGGGCAGCCATTTTCATCATTATCGGCGTGCTCATGATGATGGTTAGAAAGATGCAATGATGGGCAACTGTTAAACAGAAATAGCCCCGGTGGCGAGGGCTTTTTATGCAAACAAATTGCCTTCCACGGAAGGGCCGGAAAGGATTCTACTTTGAAATTACAATTAAACGCGATGAACGTTAAAAAATTCCGCAATATAACTAATACCGTTTTACAATTTGGATCAAACTTGAATATTATTTCCGGCCAAAACGGGGTTGGAAAGTCTAACTTGCTTTCTCTCATTGCCGCCGGAACGGGTATGGCAATCGGTTGCTTTGCAGCGGACTTATCAAAAACAGACGCTGCTTTCCAACCTGATTTCATGGACTACTTTGTTATCAACGCTAACCTAGAAAAAAGCATTGAACCGTTCCATGATTATCAAGTTTTTTCAGATTACGTAAATAGTGATAATCCGAACGATCATTTCTCAAAGTTTCTTCGTTTTAAAGATGATTCAAACCAGCAACTTGCTTCAAAAAAGTCCAGGCCTGTACGAGTAGTACCAACCACCATCCTTTTAAACGAAAAGCTTGAAAAAACTTCCCTTGTAAAATATGCTCAAGAATTCAGTCGCCAGAAGAAGATCAGTTATGAGGGACGCTTAAAAATACCGACTCAATATCTGAGCATTTCGAGACTGATTCCTCGTGGCGAACTGCCAATAGAAAGCTCGAAAATTGCCAAAGCCTCGAATTATGTTACTTCTGGTGAAGCTAAAAAGTATCAGTCTTGGTATAATGATGTAATTCCAAACTCGATTGAACATGCTCAGCCATTTAAAACTGATAAGGGAGGATTCACGCAAACTGTTGACGAGCTTCCTACAAAGTCTACGCTTAAATCAATTTCGGTTGGTCAAGATTCCTTATCCAAGATAATTAGTGCCTTAATTAATTTCGACATAATCAAAGATGATCCAAACTATCATGGTGGAATTTTGTGCATAGATGAGTTTGACATTTCTCTGCATCCTGACGCACAAAATCGTTTGCTGTCATTATTGGAGCGCCTCTCTCGTGAATTAAAAGTTCAAATATTTTTGACAACTCACTCGCTGACAGCAATAAAGAAGTTCTTTCAGATGAGGAAAAGCCTGGGAAAACAACGCCAGAATGAATTAGGGTTCATTTACTTACAGGACCGCGCGATGCCACATTTGATGCCCGAACCGTCCTACGAAAAAATTTACGCAGACTTAAGCGTCATGACGACTAGATCACATCCAAACATAAAGCTCTACGCCGAGGACGAATGGACAGTTAGGCTATTTAATATGCTCGTCGAAACATGTGTCTCGCTTAAACTGCTTAAAAAATATGACTCTGCTTATATTAAATATATTGACGCAACGTTCGGCAAGAGCAATCTTATAAAGCTATCACAATCAGACGAAAACTTCCAAAAATCAATACTCATTCTAGATGGAGACGCAAACTATTCTGATAAAAATAACTACTCGAAAGGCGATTTTATTCTCGGCAAGAAAAAATGGCCCACGTTTGGAAACGTTAGCTATTATTCAAATATTGTAACCCTTCCGTTCCCATTTTCACCGGAAGGATTTATTTATTATTTGACAAACCTTTACTGTACTAAAGTTGATGATTTAACGATCCGTGATTTTTGGATAAGCGCTGAAGAAAATGTCCCCTTCACTAGACAAATGATAGACGAAAAGCTATTGCTACCAAGACAAATCGTAGAAAACTTGGGGAACAGATTAAATACAGATTTTCTCAAGGGCAAGGATAGCGACGCAAAGAGAAAGATGCAGCTCAATGATGAAGCCATCACTGCACTTGGAGGCTACAACAATCTAGGAAAACATGACAGAATGAAAATACTCTGCGATATTGTTGACGACTCGCACATGTGCGAGCACTTTTATAGTTCAAACCCAGATCGCTCAGAAATGCTAAAAAACTTCGCAAAAAAAATCGACGACGCATACATTACTTGTCAAACGAAATTATTAGCAAAGCAAATTTAGTATGGCCATACTAATTGCCATCTTGTATGATGAATGAAAGAGGTGATTGTCATGCCATATACACTTTCTCCATTCCGCTATCCCGGCGGCAAAAGCCAGCTATATCCTTTTGTTAAACACCTACTAGAAATCAACAAAATTCATGGAACGTACATCGAGACGTTTGCTGGTGGCTCAGCAATTGGATTAAAGCTTCTATTTGAACAAGATATCGATCAAATTGTGATTAACGACCTTGATCCTTCGATCTTCTCTGTCTGGGAAGCTATTTTAAACCATCCAGACTATTTAATTCAAAGAATAAAGTCGGTTCCTTTTGATTATTACGATGATGGCCAAGTAGATTCCAACATTGCGTATTGGCAAAAAGAACATGCCATTTACTTTGAGAAAAAAGGAAATGCACATTCGCTGTCAGGCGCCTTTGCTACCTTATTTCTGAACAGAACAAACAGAAGTGGTATTATCACCGGAGGCCCGCTTGGAGGTTGGTCCCAGAAGAATACCAAGATCAGTGCAAGGTTCAACAAGAAGACGTTGATTGGCAAAATCATGGCCATACATGATCGACGAGACTCTATTGCTATTTCTAATAAAGATGCACTTGCATTAATACCAAAAATTCCCCAGCAATTTGATGCACAAAATACTTTTATTTTCTTTGATCCGCCCTATCTTGACCAGGGTAGCAATTTATATTATTCATCCTTGTCACAGAATGATCATCAGACCTTGGCAAAGGAAATTCTGTCACTCAGTTCGTTCAAGTGGATAGTCACATATGACCACAAGTCTTTGATTCAAAATCTTTATAAATCAGCAAGTGGTAAATACGAATACAAACTGAATTATTCTGCTAACACTAAAAATCGGGGTAAAGCACCTGAATTTTTATTTAGCAGTCCTGTAACAAAAATGGAATCAAAAGCTAAAACGGTGCTATCAGCTATCTGACTACAAATGCCCCTACTCGGGGCTTTTATTTTAATGGCAAAACGAACATACGTTTGAATTAAAAGCTTTAAGAGTTCAAAAGGAGTGCGATATCATGGCATCAATTACCTCATATAAACTAAAAGATGGCAAAAAGGCCTGGGAATTCTATATATTCGCTGGTGTTGATCCTCAGACAGGAAAAGAAATAAAAATTCATCGGCGCGGTTTTCCAACCGAAAAAATAGCCCAGCAAGAAGCAACTTTAGCTGAGGCCGAAATAATCAGAGGCCACTCTCACTACCAAACTGAAAGAATTTTAATGGCTGATTATCTCAATCAGTGGATCACTAAGCTTAAGGTTAATGTCAAAGAGGGATCCATGATTATCTATCGATATAATCTTAAGAAATACATCATCCCAAAAATTGGGGATATTCGACTAGCCAAATACACGCTTAAGGAACATCAGGAGTTCATCAGCAGTCTATTCAATGATGGCTTGTCTCTTAACACAGTAAAGCTCATCAATGGAACGTTGCACAATGCGTTAAAAAAAGCCGTTGCAATTGGTTACATTACTAAAAACCCTACCGTTGGTGTCGAGTTCAGTGCGTATGCTAAAGACAATTCCAAAGAACTTCACTTTTGGACAAAAGATCAAGTTGGATCTTTTATAGAAGCAGCTGAAGAAGATAAAGAGCCCATGTGGCTATCATTCTTTGTGACGCTGATTGACTGCGGGCTTCGTGTGGGTGAAGCCATGGCTCTTCGCTGGTCAGACATTGACTTCAGTAAAAATACCTTATCAGTCAATGCAACACGAATCTATCGTGCTGAAACTGGATCAAACGCTGGCAAAATAGCGCTTGATCGTCCCAAAACATTAAGCTCTAAGAGAACCGAATACATGACCGCTCGAGTAAATGATCTTCTTCAACAACAATATGAGCGCCATTTCAGTCACGGAAATGTACAAGGTTTTCGGTTTTCTACTAGCCACAATAACGATTTTGTCTTCACCTATTCGTCTGATGCCAAGTTTGGACAACCGCTCCGATCTCGAGCAACTACCGGTGCTTTTAATCGCATCACCAATCGGGCTGGGCTCCCTCACATCCGTATCCATGATTTAAGACATACGCATGCCGTTTTAATGCGTGAGGCAGGATTAAGCCTTGATGACATCAAAGATGATCTTGGGCATAAAGACATTTCAACCACTCAAATCTATGCTGAAATCTCTCCGGCAAAAAAGAAAGAAAACCATCAACAATTCGAAAAATACCTAAATCAGTGA